GGAAAAGATATATTAACAACATCTCCTGTTGGAACATCACCTATAAATAATGTTGTTCCTGAATTAGAAGTTGTAGTTAATTCTAAAACTCCTGCTCCAACACCATCCGATGCAATAATAATACCTCTTAATCTAACTGGAGGTGCTACAATTGCTGTTGCTCCTGCAGCAGCTGTTGATCTAGTTGCTTGTATATCTGTTTTATAACTCATGTAATCTCCTATTTAAAAGAGCTCCCGAAGGAGCTCTTTAATTTTTAATTATTTACGCTGCAAAAGCGAAAACACCTGTAGAACTTGCACTACCTGCGCTTACCGGATTTGGTTGCATTCTATAAGATACTGTCCATGTACCATCTTGTGCACATGAAAAATAAATATAAGAACCCTGACTAAATAAATTAGTTGTAGCGTTTGCTGGTGTATACTCAAGTCTAGTTTCACCTGCAGTTGATGTATCAATAGAAAGAGCGTTAGTTGTTCTGCTTTCAATTATTGATCCTGTTGCAAGTACATCTGTTCCTGCACAATCAAAAATTAATTTAGCAGTTCCGCCAGTTGTATCAACTGATTGAGCATGAACTACTACTACTCCTGCTTTAGCTGCTGGTAATGTTACAGTTTGAGCTGCAGCACCAGTGTAATTATTTACTGTTATAGTATTAGCAGCATAAGTTAAAGTTGTTGCTGTTGCTACTGTAGATGCAGTAAGACCTGTAAGTCCAGGTATAATTGATCCAAGAAATCCAACTCCGTTTTGTGAAAGGACTGGTCCTGAAAATGTTGTTTTTGCCATAGTTATATTCTCCTAGTTATTCCAATCTAGTCTCTAGGCTGTCGACTATACGCGTCTAGATCAGAAGGTTATGTATAGTGATATAAATATAGCTTATTTTTTGAAAGAGCGCAAGATATCCTTGCATGAATTTCTTAATTTCAATGTTGTAGCTTTTTATTAAGTAGCTACTGAAACTTCAGGGGCAGCGTTTAAAATAGCAGCTTCTCTATATGCTATTCTGCTTTCTTCAAGCTTGATCTCTGAGATAGTTTCTTTAATTTTACTATCTATTTGGACCATGTCTAGAGTATACTTGCCATTGTCAAGATACTCTTGCTCCCACTTCAACTCCAAGATCCTCTTTTGTCTGTATAGGTCTTGTATCATCTATAACCTCCTCAAAAGTTATACGTTTAACTCGGCTGGTATGTGACCTGCCAAGATTTTCCCATTTTATACTTTTTTCTCCTATTTTGTCAAGTATAGCGTTTTCAACAGAATCAGGATTGTCCTCAGCTAAAACATTGAATTTAGCGTGGTGGCCATAAGCCCATATATGTATGAGAAAGTTCTTCATGATTGAAATTTTAGTTTAGCACAAAAAAAAAGGGAGGTCAATAATAGACCTCCCTTTTTAAGAAAATAATCTTTTAACGATTATGTCGCGTCTGATCCGAAAATACCTCTAGGGTCAGAGAATCCGAATACATATCTCTCTCTAGCTTTGTATCTTACGTTACCAGTGTCAAAGTCACCTTCCATAGTAGTTTTGATAGGTGATCTCATGAAATGTTTAAGACCATTTGGTACATCTGTTTTAAGGAACCATTTTTTGCTAGAAGTTAAGAAGTGATTCACAATATAACCTTGTGGAACCATTCCCATATTTCTAATAGCATTGATGTCATTATCAGCTGTAGCCGTTCTACCTTGAGACGCCATTAGTCTGTCAGCAGTAAATTGTAAAGCAGAAGGGATAATTAATTTCATTCCTCTTGCTGCAATTTTTAGGCCTCTTTCATCTGTAAACGCCGCGATATCAATTAGAGCTTGCTCTAAAGATGTCTCGTTCAAGTCTGCTGGAGTAGTTAACTCATTTGAGAAACTTCCGGCAAGAGTTGGGTGATCTGTAGCACAAAGTGCTTTTCCGTCACCACCGGCATAAGTGTTACTAAATGCATTATTTAGTACTGCCGCTCCTTTAACTTGCTTAGTGTTTGCCATAGATCTTGCTAAAGCTTTTGTATATCTAGACGCTAGTCTGTCATACAAATTGTCTTCAATAGCTTCTTCTGTGATTGCAAACGCTAACGCGATTGTTTCGTTTGTGTAACGAGCCGTGAAAGTTTCTTGTGCATCATCAAATGTTACACCTTGACCTTCTGGCTTAACAGCTGCGTTTCCGAATCCTGATAACATAACTTCTTCTTCAAAAGCTCTGTCTGAAGTTTCAGTATCAAAAATTTCTGCTGCTTCGTTTACGTATTGTTTGTACTCAAGTCCGAATAGTGCATTCAAACCTGGCTCTAGTTCTTTAACTAGTTGTGCTCGTGATATAGCCATATTTATTTATCTCCTATTCGCTATTAATTATACAAAGACGATGATTTAGCAATTTTTACGATAATATTTGCACCTGCTGCAGTTAAATCACTGTTTTCAGGGTCATTTGCTGATCGTACTAATGTAAACATAGCCGTTGTAGCTGCAGATCCAATATCTAAAGTCGTAATAGATTGACCATCATTATTAGAAGATGCAGTGTAGTTGTTAGTATTCATTTGATTAGCCGCACCAAATTTTGCTTGGGCTGTCGCTGCATCTGTTCCCAGTGCTGCATCAGCTTTTATCACATATTCTTGGTTCGAGTTATCAATCACGAAGGCTGTAATATTATTAGAGCCTGTGTTGTAGTTAACACTAGTTGCAGTAGACGCATCTACTGAATTAGCGAAAGTTGGTTTTCCTGTAGAACTAATATAAAAAAAACCATTAAATACACCTATTAAAAGTGCACTTGTAGTATTTGTATATGAAGTTCCACCGGCTCCCGTGTCATCAGTTGTAGTAAAAGATGCATCTTGTACGAATCCTTGATTTCCTGAAGAATTCTGGACAGATACTGGATCTCCTTTAAACGAACCAACGCCCGGTGCTGTTTGGATAAAGTACTCAGATTGTCCTGACGTAGCTGGAGTGTTTCCAACAGTCATTACAGCTCGAAGTCCAAATCCAGTTGTGCTTGCGTTTGCCATATTTTTTTCCTTGTTATTGTTTTAAGTTAATTCGTTGGTTTAGGAATTACTAAATAATTAGTTCTTCTTTGTACCACCGAAGGTTACACGAGTCTGCCTTTCATTATTGATTGGCATACTTGGATGCTGTTCCTTCATGAGATCGTTATTAATCGCTTCTTCTTTATCAGCAGTTTGTTTTGCATAATATGCATCAATCTGTTGCGCGATCTCTTCTGGTATCCTAGCCAGCAATAGGCCTCCTACTCCGATGACTCCTGCGTATCTGCCTTCAGTCTCAACTGGATAATTTGATTCTGGATATTGATCAGCTCTAACTAATTCATATCCTTCTCTCAATGAAGCAGCTATGTTTTTCGTGTCTTGAAAACCCATAGATTCTGCTCGTATCCACTGATGACGAAAACCTGTTGGTGCAGGTGGTGCATCTAGTGATGAGGGTGGAGTCCAAGTTTTTTTCTTTTCAGAATTATCTCTTGATTGACTCGCACGTGAAGTTTTGTTTTTATCTTTTTCCATATGCCTATACTCCTTCCGTGATGTTTAATTGTTTCGCATATTCTTCTAGTGGCACGCCTAATCTTTTAGCAATTGCTACCTGTGACGGCGAGAGCTTCACAGTTTTTTTGCGTCCTGTTGGGGCCGAACGTTTAGCCGAAGCTACATTTTGAGCAGGTTTTGCTCTTTCTGTAGTATTACCCTCTATCTTATCAAATTTATGGGGGAATTCAAGTCTTATTCTTTTATCAATTTCCGCATAATATTCATTAGATTGAGGATCATATCCTTCTTGTTCTACAAGCTTTTTATGTATATCAAAAGAAGTATAAGTCATAGCAGTATCACTACCAAACCATGTATTTTTAGATGCCCAAGCCTCTGCTTTTGTATCTGTAGGGATATCTCTAGGTACATTGTTATAACCTTGTTGATAGTTATTTATAACCTCAGTTCTTTGAGGATTAATTCTAACTTGTTTTTGAGCGGTTTCTTCTAGTTGATGTTTAAGAACACCCAAACGAGCTGCGTCAGAAGTTAAAAAAGCAATTTGTTCTTGAGCTGATACTTGTGCATCTACATCTCCAGATTCAATAGCATTTTTAAGTGATTTTCTTGCCGCTTCCATATTGGTAACGACTCTTTTTTCAAATTCAGAAACGTAAGATTTATCTAAACTAGAAAATCTTTTTTCCATTTCTTCTTTGTCTCTTTTAGCTGCAAGAGCAAAAGCAACAGCTTCTTCTTTTTGTCTTTCCGCTTCTCTCATTTTACGAGTTAGTTTGGAAATACGTTTTTGGACTCCTTCGCTGTATTCAGCAAGTTCGTCTTTATCTTCTTTTTTAGACTCTATAACAGGATTTTCTTTTTCTACCTGTTCTACTTCTATTTTTTCTTCTGCAACAACTTCTGCTTTTTCAGGGTTGCCTTTGTCATCTAAATGAATCTCAGCGCCTTGATCTTCGCCAACATCAATTAAATCATGTTTTGGTTTCTCTTGTTCTGGCATAGTGCCTCCTATGTTAAATTAAATGAAGAACTGATTCGGGATTCTTAATAACCCCTAATACTTCATCATCGTTTAGTAGTCGCACTTCC